ACTAGGCACTCGTAGTTTTCGGTGCAAGCGTTCATCACTTGATTGAACATTTCGAACGTAGGGAAGATTCCGAAAAAATTTTTGTAAATCTTTTCTCGATTTTGTAAGATGTTTTCTCGAAACACGAAAATATAGTCAATGTTCGACCTCAAATCAGGCGTGAGGTCCATGCAGTATTGCATGGTTAACATGAAAAAGATGTTCCAATGTCGCCCGTTGTAGAAAATCTGTCTCATGATTTTTTCACGCAAAAATTTTTTGTCGTACATACAGTCGTCCAAAATAATAAACACAGGTGAGTTTTTCTCTCCCTGTTTTACCAATAATTTTTGTCTAGACACAATCTTTTCAATAACGTCCGAACGATACTCGTTGTACACAAATAGATCAGGAATAAAAGACTGATAGAAACAGTTCCCTTCCTCCGTACCAGACATGACTACTCCTGCGGGTAAGTACCGTTTATAGTGCATGATGTCTTTTACACAAGTAGACTTACCGCTCATACGTTTCGCAATAAAAACGACAATCGAATTGTCTCTCATCTTTTTAGGGTCAAACCTCTTGATTTGAAGGTTCATTTTTGAATACTGATATACTCCCTAAGTTTATTATTTGTACTAATTTAACGTGTGTTCGTTTGACGTAAAATTATTTTCTCGTGGTTCATAGTACAAACACTTAATTTTTAAGACAAACAAACTAATATGGGAGGAGGACTTATGCAACTTGTCGCTTACGGTGCCCAGGACGTGTTTCTTACGGGCAAGCCCGAGATTTCTTTCTTCAAGGTGGTCTACCGCCGCCACACCAACTTCGCCATGGAGTCCATCGAGCAGACCTTCAACGGCAACCCCGCTCTGGGCAACCGCGTCACCTGCACCATCAGCCGCAACGGTGACCTCATCACCAACATGTGGCTCGAGTGCGAACTGAAACCGACCGGCACCGCCGGTAACCTCGTCAACTCCGTCGGTCATGCCCTGATTGAGTACGTCGAACTCGAGATCGGTGGTCAGCGCATCGACAAGCACTACGGTGAGTGGCTCGAGATCTGGTCCGAACTGACCCTCCCCGAGGAGAAGAAGGCCGGTTTCGATGAGATGATCGCTCGTCGTGATATGACTGGCAAATCACCCAAGACCATGGAACTGTACATCCCCATGCAGTTTTTCTTCTGCCGCAACCCCGGTCTGGCCCTTCCCCTGATTGCCCTCCAGTACCACGAGGTGAAGATTAACCTCAAGTTCCGTCCCCCTAGCGATCTCATTGCGGATGGCTACTCGGATGTTTCTTTCAAGACCACCCCCAAACTGTACGTGGACTACGTGTACCTCGACACCGACGAGCGTCGCCGTTTCGCCACCGGCGCTCACGAGTACCTGATTGAGCAACTCCAGCACACCGGCCCTGAGACTTCTAAGAACGGCTCCGCCGGCAACTACCGCCTGAACTTCAACCACCCCGTGAAGGAACTTGTGTGGGTGACCCGCGAATCTGGAAAGGAGGTGCTCGCATTTGGCAACGTGGCTTCCGACAACAGTATCAGCGACGCTTTCGGCACTTGCAAACTCCAACTCAACGGCCACGACCGTTTCTCCGAGCGCAAGGCGTCTTACTTCCGCCTGGTTCAGCCCTACCAGCACCACACCCGCATTCCCACCAAGGAGGTGTTCTGCTACTCCTTCGCCCTTAACCCCGAGGCTCATCAGCCTTCCGGCACCTGCAACTTCTCTCGTCTCGACAACGTGACTCTGACTCTGTCGGACATGAAGGGTGACGGTGAGGTCCTGGTGTACGCCGTGTCCAACAACATCCTGAAGATCATGTCTGGCATGGGTGGTCTCGCTTACTCCAACTAAATCATTCTAAACAAATAGTAAAACAAACATAAAAAACAAAAAAAAAATGAATTAGGCGAATGTGTTTCATCTTCCTTTTTTGGATACTCTATTCGGTCCGTGTATCATGAAAAGGCTTAAGGAACAACCATGATTATAGACTATCACCATGAACCTCGCATTGTTCAATAACACATCTTACGGATATAACAATCGAACAAACGACATGCTGTTGTACTCTGGTCAGTTGAAACAAAAAACATTCGATCGCACATTCGATTCGCAACACGCGAATTTGTTCGTGTTTGAAAAACATCCAAAGTTTGGATGGGAGTTTGTGGGACATGGACGTGTGATTGAAAACGTGTCGCCGCGTACCGAACAAGAAGCACCCGTGTGGAAAATACGGTTACGCAATCCTCATTCAAACCGATTCAACGACGGCACACACTATACGAACAAGGCTGAAATTTTAACCACAATGGGGCTCCGACCCAAGTACAAAAACCTGGCGTTGGGTATCATTCCTTTGGAATAAAAAAAATCTTTTCCTATAAGGTATAACACAACAAGAACTCTAATTAAAAAATGGGAGGAGGACTTATGCAACTTGTCGCCTACGGTGCCCAGGACGTGTTCCTTACGGGCAAGCCCGAGATTTCTTTCTTCAAGGTGGTCTACCGTCGCCACACCAACTTCGCCATGGAGTCCATCGAGCAGACCTTCAACGGCAACCCCACCCTAGGTAACCGTGTGACCTGCACCATCAGCCGCAACGGTGATCTCATTACCAACATGTGGCTCGAATGCAAGATGAAAAATAACGGCCCATTCGTCAACTCTCTGGGTCACGCCCTGATTGAGTACGTCGAACTCGAGATCGGTGGTCAGCGCATCGACAAGCACTACGGTGAGTGGCTCGAGATCTGGTCCGAATTGACTCTGCCCGAGGAGAAGCGCGCCGGTTTCAAGGAGATGATTGGTCGTCGTGACGCTGGTAAGAGTAACAATCTGGAGTCGACCAAACTGTACGTTCCCTTCCAGTTCTTCTTCTGCCGCAACCCTGGTCTGGCCCTTCCCCTGATTGCCCTTCAGTACCACGAGGTGAAGATTAACCTCAAGTTCCGTGACCCGGAGAACCTGAAGAACGAGGCTGCTGTGGATAACGTGGCGTTTGCCGATACCCCCAAACTGTACGTGGACTATGTGTACCTCGACACCGACGAGCGCCGTCGTTTCGCCACGGGCGCTCACGAGTACCTGATTGAGCAACTCCAGCACACCGGCCCCGAGACCGCCAACTCTACCGGCAACTACCGTCTCAATTTCAACCACCCCGTGAAGGAACTCGTGTGGGTGACCCGCGACGACGTCAAACAGCCTATGGAGTTTGGCGCGAATATTGACGCCATTTCCACGGTCAGTGAATTTGAAGCCGATACCCCTGATGAGTCTTTTGCTTCTTGCAAACTCCAACTCAACGGCCACGACCGTTTCTCCGAGCGTGAAGCGTCTTACTTCCGTCTGGTTCAGCCCTACCAGCACCACACCAGGATCCCCGCCAAGTACGTGTATTGCTACTCTTTCGCCCTCAACCCGGAGGCTCATCAGCCTTCCGGTACCTGCAACTTCTCTCGTCTTGACAATGTGACCCTCAACCTGAAGGGTGTCGTGGGCAGCGGTGAGGTTCTCGTGTACGCCGTGTCCAACAACATCCTGAAGATTATGTCAGGCATGGGCGGTCTCGCTTACTCCAACTAAGCAGAACCCCACATGGCCCATTGTAGAATTGTCTTTAAAACGGAAACAAAAAGAGTCAATGCCGCGGTTTGACCCCACGAAAAGTGCAAATTGCGATAAATCACCATACACGGTATATGTAACGTAATCATGTTACGCATAGTGCTCGATATAAAAATATCCATCCCGGACATATCATACAGTTGAATATCCGATAGAAAGGTTGCTGTAACGGGAACAACTGAACGACGTGTACGTTGAATACACGGTTTATACACATGCTTACGAAAACAAGCGGTACGAAAGGACTTGCGAAAACATAACGGTGTTTTTACCAACGATAACATATATGTTTTTTTAACGTTTTTCTTTAATTGTCATTTCAAAATACGATTGTGATGACAATGTAAGAGTCTTATTGTAATATATTCGGATAATCCCTACATAACTGCATCAATTTGTCAAACAATCTATCCGGTGACAACTTGGCTATTTGCTTCATTTCTTCGTGAAGAGTCATCGATCGGTTTGCATGGATACAATAGTCTGTGTTTCGTTCTTTGGATGGTATCAGTCTCTTGGACATGGCTTTTTGAATGCACCATAATTGAAATCCTGCATAACGTTCCTTGTGCCTTTTTAATTCACGGGCCACGTTGTCTTCTTGTCCAGGGAATAAAATACATTGTTCACACACCGGACAATTGATAATACCCTCCTTTTTATAATCCAATACGCAAATCGTATGAAAACGATGACCGCATGCAGTGGTGTATAGGCCATGTTGAATTGGGGACAAACATATCGCACAATCGGTGGTCAAGGAATCGTTCAAATTCTTGAAGGCACGATCTTTGATTTTTTTGAAATGACGCCCACAGTAGTAATGGGAGTCCTTTTCGTTATAGAACTTGGCGACGCATCGACAAGGGATTCCTCGGCTTTTGACGAGGAGAGCGTGGCAAGTGGGTTTCGGGGTCAAAGACATTGTTCTTGGTCAGAAAAGGTTCTTTGGTCAGAAAAGGTTCTTTGGTCAGAAAAGGTTCTTTGGTCAGAAAAGGTTCTTGTTACTCTATGGACATGATGTCTTAAAGTTATAATCATTCGTAGTCCCTCACAGAAATGCCCACAGGGAACCGAGGAATCCCTTTGTCCGTAAGGTTCTGGTACCTAACGGTGAGTTGTTTCCCGAAAATCTTGTGTTGGTC